CAGAACTCTCTGATTTCGTGCTCGTAACCCATTGAAGAGATATCACCACTATGTACCAATAAATCACCACCCGGTAAATCACCGGTAATTTGTTTGTGTTTGTTGTGTGTGTCTGAAATAAGTGTTATTCTCATTAGTTCTATTTTTTTACAAAGATAACAAAAATATTCTAATTTTCGTCATAATCTTTTCTATTTTCTTTTTCTTCTTTGTCCCAAAGATTAATATCTAATTTGTCATCCTCATTCCAATTTAACCAATCTTCACCTTTATAATCAGGGTGGTTTTTTTGCATATTTGTAATTGAGTTAACCCATAAAATACATAAAGCAACAACCACAATAAACATCAATAAATAAACTTTCCACATAACTATTTGTTTTTAATTTTTTCAACAATTGCGGATATAATTAAGGTGGTAATAAATCCTCCAAAAATTACTAAACCAATATAAGATTCTGATTCCATATTTATAATTTTATTGATAAATATTACGGTCAGACTAATCCCACCATCCTTCGATGTTTTCTTCCATTATTTTGAATAACAATTTTCTAACTCTATCGTGATTTATGTATCCGATATTCATAGCAATTAATTGTTTATCATCCTCACGACCTTTTCTATTAATAATACCCTCACCATTTAACACTCTTTTGTAAATTAATGGGTATTTTTTAAAATAATCGTCAAAATTTTCCTCTAATGTTCTTGATTCCCAAGATGATAATCTTTCGTCACCCGGAACTGGTTCAAACCAATGTTTTGTTTTATGATAATCTGAGTATTCTGACGAATAAAACTCATCTTGAACCAATTTCATTAGTTTAACACACAATTTCATTCTTTTTGCGTCTAACTGAGCTCGAGTATGTAAATCTCTACGACCAATATAGTCGGCTTGAGACGATAATTTGTGTTTCATTATCTCAAAGATGTAATGACTATCCCAATTTCGGTCTTTCCATATGATTGGGAACCAATAAATTAGGTTTTTTACACCTCTTTTGAATTCAAGATGTAAATATTTCCCTTCGTGGTCCCACCATAATGGAATAAACCGTAATTTTCTTACAATCCATGGTTGTTTTTCACGTTTTTCCGCCCATTGTTCAAATATGTCTTTTTCTGGCTCCATTTTTTAATATTTTTTACAAAGATAGTAAAAAAATAAGACCCGTCAAAATAAATTTACGGGTCTTTTGGAAAAAGATATATGAGAACACTCTCAAAGGAGTGGTGTGTATGAATAAATACACTAATATTCTAAAAAAGTTCAGTTAGTCGTATTGTGAACGAACTTTTTTTTGAATGTTATAGAAATTCTTTTTTGATGAAAACTACTCCAAAAATTATTTCTCAATCTTCTTAAGAATTTTGATTCAATACTATTAACTCCGGTATCCAAATGATTAATAACCCAAAGATTAAAACATTTTTCTGCACAGTCTAAATGTTCTCTTGTTTGAGAAGATTCTAAAACTTTTACCGCCCATTTATAGTTGGTAAGTGCCACTTTTAAGTTAGTAGATATTGCCATAGTTTTATTTTTTTTTTACAAAGGTAATGAAAAAAATAAAATATCAAAAAATTATTTTAATAAATTATAATATTCTTTAAAATGCTTAATTCTATCAGGTAAACCAATAGTTCCACCATTTACTCTTTTAGTTACTGCCGTTACTGTTGCGTCGTCAGCTCCTTTATCACAAATAGACCAAAGTTTGTTTGAGTCGAAGAAGAATGCTGCTGATGCTAATGGATATTTTGTTGCGACTAAATCAGGATTTGATACAGTATCTTCACCGATAAATTTCGCGAAGTTTGTATAGTTTTGTTTTCCTGTTAATTGAATATAACCACGACCTCTGAATTTGAAACCATCTTTTGATGCCTCATCTCCATTACCCATTCTTCCACCATATACTTTTGATGCAATTTTTTCAGGGTTTCTTGCGTAAGATTCTGCTAAGTTGCCCGGAAAGTATTTTGGGAAGATTTTTTTAAGACCATCAGCAGAATAATTTACATTTTCAGAAACTGCTTTAAATCCACCTGATTCATGACCACATTGTGCCAAGAAATGAGCTAATCTTAATGGATTAGTGATGTTGAATTTTTTTGCAGTGTCAGGAATTTGAACAATTACTGATTCCGGAATGTGTCCTTTTAATTTTTCTAATTTTAATGGTCCTCCCGATGGAATAACGACATCTTCTTTAATGATTTCCCCCGGAAACATTTTTTTCCAAGTTCCATCACCAACAATCCCGTCAGATGTTAATCCATTTTTAGTTTGCCATTCTTTAACCAATTTTTCAGTTCCGGGACCGAAAACACCATCAGGTGTTGTCCCTAATTTTGATTGAAGTTTTTTAACTTCTTCGCCTTTTGAGCCATTTTTTAGTATCATAGTAATTTACGTTTTTATTACTATAAATACTTTACCTTTAGTCCTTTTTACCCGTTCTTATTAAATAAAAATTTGAAGACCCCCCATTTATCGGAGAATTAATGGTAAAACTTTGAACACCGGGATACGAAATTCTTAAATCAGTAGTTGAAGAATTTAGAATTGAATATTGTGATGGTGTGAAGATTCTTGAATTAGGAAGTGAGGTTTCCCAAGAAGAAAATCTACCGGATTTTTTCATAAAAATGTAATATGAATCCGATATATTGATTCTACCATCGTTATTAACGTCATATCTATAATAATCTAATGAAGTTAATGTTCTTGATATTGATTTGGTATTTGATTGTTGTGCATCAACATTTTCTAATAAAGGTGGAGTGGATGGTGTACCAATTTGTAAATACCATTCAACTGAAGGGTTTGAAGCTTCATTAATTGAGTATCTCCCATTAGAATCTGTGTAAACACTTTTTACGTATGCCCATTCCGTAAATGTTACAATATACTCAAACTCCAAAACATATGGTAATGAAATATTAGGTAAATCATTCCATTTACCACCACCAACAAATTGAATATAATCTTCATTACCTGCGTTATTTGGTTCCCCACCATTCCAATTAGACCAAGAAAAGGGTTCATTTGTAACCCATCTCCAAGTACCTTCTGATACTTCATCTGTTAATCCAATCCAACCATTTGGCCATAGATTAAATATAAAGTTATTCTCAGCGGGTGAAGTTACTGTAACTAAATGACCTCCCATGTTTAAACACGCCTGTCTTGCATCCGTCCAAGTCATCGAACCGGTTGAACGATAATATGAATGTCCGTTATAATTATTTTGAGAGGTAAACCCATTTAAAGTTGGTGTTGTTCTTTTATACAACTTTACTTCCATATTTTGAATACCACCACCTACCGAGTTATAGATATAACCCGAGTAAGTAAAATTTTGACTCCAAGAGATTGTTGAAAATAAAAGTAATATGTAGAATAACTTTGTCATTTATTGTTCTAATGCGTTTTGTATTGCTTTTTTTAATGCCGAAGAAAATGCCGATTTTTCAAAAGGGAGATTTTCATCCTGTAATTCTATAAATGTTGATTTTACATCAGTATTTGAATCACCAACACCTTTATATTCTTTACCATCTTTAGTGATAATTAAAGTAACTATTGTTTTTTTTCTTTTTCTTTCGAATGGTCCTAATGATATACCCGTTGAAGGTGCTTCAATACTTTCGATTAAGACTGACACAGGTTTACCATCTTCGCATATTGTATTGTTAACCGATAATATTTCTTCGGTTATTTGTTTAACACCTAAAGTAAATCTTTTTGGGTTAACCCCTTCGATTTCTCCGTTGTTTTTAATGTCTTTCACAGTGTAACAATTTTGTGAGAATGATGTTAATGAACCTAACATCAGTAATGTAATTAATAATTTTTTCATGGTTATAAAAATGCTTTAGCTCCAAGTAATACTTGGTAGTTTAGTGGTTGGTCATTTATTTGTTGAACACCACTAAAACTTATGTTTAGTTTAAATTTTTTAGTTAGTTTATAGTCAACAGCGACAAATGGGACCGCTAATAAACCTGATTGATACCATATTCCTTCATAGTAATAAACAAAAGGTGAGTATACGACAACAAACATTGTTGTTAAACCCATTTTTTTATTAACATTAAAACTACCAAAACCACCTCCTAATGTTGAGATACTTTGGAATTTAGAATCTCCTAAATTTCCTGTTGTGTAGTTAACCCCTACCGTTGTGGTGATTTTTTTTATTTGGTAAGACTCCATCACTGAAGTGGTGTTAAAAAAATCTTTATCAAAATTCATCATAGATGAATTTGCGATAATAGTTGTTGATTTTTTATAACGATACGACGCAAATAATGTGATATTTGTGTTGTTAATTTGACTTGTGTAGTTAACTAACGCTCCTTTTGCAAACGTATTTTTAGTGTTTGATGAAATAATACTTGTATTTACTCTTATTTGAGAAGGGTCAGTACCGGAGGCACTCCCTATTACAACAATATCACCTGTCATCATTAAACTACCTTTTTTAACAGCTGCGACTTTACTTTTAGTTGACGAAGAGGATGATGATGATGATGATTGTGCGTCATCAAGTTTTTCTTTATCAGATTTTTCGGTATTATCTAATCTAACAGAATTAATTCCACCTGTAATATTACTTGCTCCTGAGGAATTATTATTATTTGGTGTTGTGGAGTTATTAGTATTTGGTGTTGTATTATTACCGGAAGTTACAGGTGACTGAGACGACTGACCTCCTGTTGTAGTTGGGTCATTTGAATTTGAAGTCGTTCCTCCTTGCGGATTAGTTCCGTTTCCAACTCCTGAACCATTGTTTTGATTTCCCCCGCTTTGCGAAGTTCCTGAATTTGTGTTAGTAGTTGTTGTACTTCCTCCGTTAATATTAGTTGTTGCATTATTTTCTATTTTAGTTTTATCCTTCTGTCTTTCATTATTGGATGATACTTTTTCATCCGCTTGAATAACACCTTCCACATTTGACATACCTGCAGATGATATTGAAGACATTGAGGTCAATACAGTAGTTATTACTTGTATGTTATTGGCAGCAATAGTTGCGTTTATTGATGTGTTTTGTAATAAACCAACCCCACTACAAGGACCTGATGGATTTTGAGAATCCACTTGGTTTATCCATTGTTCCATGGCACCTGATTGAAGTTGAGCGTACGTAAAACTTTGAACAGAACCATTATATGATAGTACTACACTTTGGCTTGGGTTTGGTATGTAAATTTCCTTGGTTTTAGAAGTACAAGGGTCTGCATAAGAATATGTAAACCCTTGACCTAATACCATAGTTGTAAATATAAGAAATAAAAATGAGAATATCGTCTTCATTATTCTTTAAAAACCCCTTTTTTAATTAATTTAGAAACAACTCTTGAAGATGCGGTTTCTAAAGATTTTTTTGTTGATATACCAATTGTTGATTGGTTAAATTTAATTTCATCTACGTCATCTAAAAGAGATGATGTTTTTACTGTGTTAGATTCACCTAACCCACTACCGGTTATAACTTCTCCTGTTTGTGCATCAACAAATCTAATTTGTAAACCTAAACGAGTTGTTTGAGTTATTTTTGCACCTTCACTTCCTTTAATCACTTCGTCTTCCGACACACTGAAATCGTAAACTTCTATGTAAACAAAATAGTTCGCTAAAATTACATTACCTTTAACTTCTATTTTATTACTTGAAATTCCTTTATCAGATGCCTTATCTTGGGCAATCATTTTGTTTTTGATTTCCGCTTTATCCTCAGTGAATTTAAACCTATCTGTTGATTCCAAATACTCTAATACAATATTTGCAACCCCAAGACCTACTCGTTTATCTTTTAGTTCCGGGTACATCTCATATATCTCATCGTTAATACCAATTTTTAATATTTGGATTGGTATTACAATGTCACCATTATAATCACTAACAACATCTAAAGATTGTTTTTTTTCAAAATCGGCTTTATAGTCCTCAGTTTTTATGGTTCCAATAGTTTGAGATAATCCAATACACGAAAAAAGTAAAAAAGGTAATAGTAATACTAACTTCTTCATCCTACCAAGGGTCTTCCTCTTCTTTTGGTTTAACAGGTGCTGGTTGTGCCGCAGGTTTTTCCACAACTTTTTCTCTGATGATTGTGTTAGTACCACCACCATTGTTTTGTTGTTTTTGTTGGTTTGTGTTGTTGTTTTGTAGATTGATAACTACAGGTGCTGCCGCAGGTTGTGCAACTTGTTCTGTTTTTGTTTCTTCTTCATCACTATGACCTCCAAATAATTGTGTTGATAACCATATACCACCACCACCAATAACTGTGGTAAGTGTACCTATTATAGTTTTCTTTAATCCTGACCAAGTACCATCATTTTGTGTTTCTTGCGTTTCTTCTGACATTTTAATTTAATTTTAATTGTTTATTTCCTTCTTATAGGCTTTGGTGTCACAAATTGTGACACCATAAATTATTTACGGATAATCTTATTAGATTCTATTCCCGTACCTTTTTTAAGAGTAACGATGTAAGTCCCTGAAGGAAGGTGACCAACATTTGTACTATATCTGTGTTCTCCTGAATTTAAATCAGTACGAACAATTGTTTTAATTTCTCTACCACCCAAATCATATAAAGACAACCAAACATTACCTTCTTTTTCTACTGTAAATTTGACTGTGATTTCATTATCAGTTGGATTTGGATATGTCACCATATATTCTAAATCGGTTGGTTTCATAACTCTCATGATTTGAATAATTCCGTTTGTTGGTATTATTTTCAAATCTTTAGCAATTGAATTTCCTGAGAATTTTTTTGTAACATATAAAGGACTTACACCCCATTGACTTTGAATTTCTTTCGCTATGAATTGTAGCGTGAATGCTAATTCGTTGTCGTTTAATAATTTCGTATTTTTTGTTGGGTCATAACCACCCCACTCAACAATATTATCATTTGTGTTAACATAAGTTATCCATCCACTAACTTTATTCTCCGCTCTAACACCTGTAAAATCTAATAGATTACTATTGTAATTTAGTGCTAGTTGTAAAGAACCTAATTGAATTCCATTTGTTTTTACAAGAACAGGAACCTCAACTCTACTATTTTCATTTACCGTTAAACTTGGATAGTTTAATTCGATTGTTTGTAATGTTGGGTTGTCATAAGTTGTTGTAACATCAATAATATTTGATGGTGCGTTTAATGGGTTTACGATTTCAATTGGGGTCATACGAGCCATATTAAAACCAGTACCATTAGCGTCTCCTTTAACTAAGACATAGAAAGTAACTGTTGTTGTACCCGGTAAAATATTGTAAACAAGATTTGTTACACCCGGAATTGTAGATTGTAAAGATGATGTTGCTCCATTAATAGAAGTGTATTCTGAATCTGAGAAGAATTTAACATCTTTAACCGTATTAGGCCAAGAACTAAATCTTCCTGATACTCTACCAAACACACCATACACATCAGAAATTGATATGTTGTTGTCACCATTAACATCAGATGAATAGAAATCAAATCCTGTTGGAGTATCTTGACCTAAAACAAATCTGTTGATTTTTTGTGAGTCAGATGTAGAAATGATATTCGCAATTGTTAGTGATTCACCATCTACTCTAATACGAACGTCATAACTTGTAACATCTAATGGTACATCCGTAAATGTGAAAACACCAGAGTTATTTGTTTGTGTTGTTGACGCTTGAACCCAAGTTGAAGATGTCATTAATTTTTTCTCTAAAATAACCGGAATTAATTTTGACCCCGTTCCTGTTACGTTAGTGAATGTACCACTAAACGAAAATAGTTGAGGTAAAAACGCTCCACCAAAGTTTTGTAAATTTAAAGTATAGTCAGAACCATTTTGTTTTGTTGCAGTTTGTGGGAATGTTTGAACACCACTAAATGTCATGGGTTGAACAGACGACAAACTCGCAAAATTTGCTGAGTGTACTAAATTTAATTTTACAAATGACCCATCTGATAATTCAAAATTGGAATCATTACCTGTGTAAGTTAGAGTAATCGTAACATATCCATTAGCAGGACTATCCTGAAATTGAATATATTGAGGAAACGATGTATTTGACGATACAACAGAAGACACTGATGTGAATGCTGCGGTATCATAAAACACTCGAAACTGAGCAGCCGTAACTAACTCCGTAGTATTGTTAAAAAAACATAAACCTACTTCAGTATTACCAGCAGATGCCGGTGCTAATTGATAGGTTGCGTCTAATGTAACAAAAACTCCGGTAGTTGTCGGTGTCGGACAAATTTGGGAATAACCCAGTGAAGTCATTATAAGGAATGACAGCGCCATAAAAAGTTTTTTCATAGTTTAATAATATCTTGGTAATTTATTACCTATAAATATTCTTATTAAAGTTCGGCACCTTAGTTATGGTATTTATTTATAAAAAAACATGAGATTTATCATATTATTAATGTTGTTATTTTCCATTCAATCGTTTTCACAAATAATCATTGATGATGTTGGTGAAGGGTGGAAAAAAAATGTTGAAAAAAGTTTGGAAGTGATTCAAAAAGTGGATTCATCCAAGTACGACGTAGTAATTAAACAATGTAAACGGATAGGGTTTTGGAATAATAAGTTTTCAACCACTGAAGGTAATGATGTTATATTGATATCTAAACAAGACATTCAATCTGGTAATATCAACAATTTATCGGCCATAATTATTCATGAATCGAAACATTTATATTATAGGAATAATAACATATTTTTAGATGAGAGGGATGAAGAAATTTTATGTTATCAATATGAATTGGGTTTCCTTAAACAAATACCTTTAGTTGAAGATTGGTTAATTAATCATTGTGAAAATATGATTAAGTATTATCGTAGTTTAAAACAAAAATAATTGAAGTATTTATAATAAAATAAAAAGAATGAATAATTTAAGGGAAATAATTAAAGAGACATTAGGGTCTCACTTAGATAAGACTTTAATATTAAAAGAAGATGTAAAAGTTTCTGAAGTATTATCTTACCACATTAATGAAGGTATGTCGTTAAACGATAATGTTTTTAAAACCTATTCTCAAAAATATTTTGATTTGGTTAATGAGGTTAGGACATTATGGAATGAGGGTAAAATAGACCTTAATGAAAAAGACACCTTAATGGTTGAGTCTGATTTGGGAGTTAGGGTTAAAAAAGGAGATGAAATGATTTATTTAGACGCTCCTTACATATACGAAACAGAGGACGAAAAGAATATTTTAAATAAACCTGAAAGAGAAGGAACTAATAAATTTGCGGTATATGTTAAAACACCTGATAACGGTGTTAAGAAAATTACATTTGGTGACCCTAAATTAAAAATTAAAAATGATTATAAAGGTGATATAAAATCTTTTAGAGAGAAACACAAATGTGACCAAAAGAAAGATAAAACAACTGCAGGTTATTGGGTTTGTAATATTGGACGATATTCGAAACAACTTGGATTATAAAAAAAAATACCCCGTAATTGGGGTATTTTTTTTTATTCTGGACTTTGGGTACAATCTTCTTCATAACCGATTTCTTCTCCAACTTGATGAGCTCCTCCGATTTCAATGTTTTGTAATCTTATTCCCATTGATTCTCTAAGATTTTGAATTCGTCTTCTAAGTGGTGAAATATTTTCTTCAGTCATATCTTCACCAATTTCTTCCATGATATTGTTCATTTCTTCTCTAATTTCTCTACCTAAAGGTCTTAATTGAACAACTCGAGGTTCAACACGTCTTTCTTCCATGTTAAAATTAATTTGTGGAATTGCCTCTTCCATCATTGGTGTTTCCACCTCATACATTGGTCTTTCTACCTCCTCATATCTATCTTCTTGAACTAATGATTTTTCCATAGAACGACCACATTCTTTACGAACTTGTGTTCTAATTTTAGTTGAAGACAAATCTCTATTGGTTTCTTCCGATTTCAAAATTTGTTTAATAATTGGGAACATATAATCATCTATATCTAATTCCAAGAAATCGACTCTTTGGTCCGCAGCATTCCAAAAACTTAATTCTTTATCTCCATCAAGAGCTTTGAATACGGCAAATTTTAATCCGGTGATTTTATTAATAAAATAAACTAAAATACCTCTTTTCCAATATCTTTCAAAATACTGTTTATCATTTTGGTAAGTTGTACACCATTTAGTTGCCGCTCCGTATTTGGATGACGCTCCAAATGTTAATGGTCTTAATGCCAACCAAGTTTCGTCATCGTGTTCTCTAACGATTTGAGACCTCAATTCTTTCTCATCTTCTTTTAGAGATGCTAATCCAACAGATGACCTGATTTGTTCAAAATTTTGGTAAGAAGTGACATCATTATTTAGTATTAAACCTCTTTCATTATATTTTCGAAATGATGCTAAAAGTTGCATATCTTCATTACTAAAATGGTCTGATAAACAATAATGAGCATAAATTTCATTATTTGACATACCATTATAATTTAAACCCATAAGGTCCAATCTTTCTTTAATATGATTCATTTCATTTTCTTCGTCACGTTTGTGCCATAATTTATTCACTTGGAATCTTGATGAAAATAATTTACACATTAAAGGCAAGTATTTGTTTGTTTTGGTACTATCCATTTTTAAAAACAAATCGATTATTGATATGTTTAACTCAGGATACTGTTTTTTAATTTCTGTGATTTTTGACATAAGTTATTTAGTTTGATTAAATTATAATTTTTTTAATTAAATGGGTCAAATACAAATGTAAATTTTAACATTTTAATTTTTTTCGTATGATTAAATGTAGTATATTTGCATTATGAAAACAATAACCTCACTTTTATTTTTATTGATTCCATTTATGGGATTCTCTCAGGATGCGGACTTAATGTATGTACCGGACCAAAATACAATTGTTGCAACTTATAACAGCAATTACTCTCCAATTGGGTATTATGTTGGTGGGTATATCACAACGACCCGTCCACAACCTTACATCTACACAACACCGATGTCAATTTTAAATCGTGTTGGTATTAACTTAACTAATCATAAGGTAAGTTTAATGGGTGGAGTGTTTATGGAGACATATATTGACGAAATTAAGTTCAAACCTGATGTGTGGGTTAAAGCATACCCATTAAGAATATTAACCAATACCGATAGAGGGTTTGATTTCGTGGTTGGTGTAAACTACATGGAAGGATTTAGATACGGAGTCGGTGTTGTAATTCCATTTCGATAGTATTTATGAATAATGGAAGAATTAGAATTACCGATAGCAAGACTTAATAATTTTTTATCTGAATACACATTCAAGGTGTACGACCCTTTGGGTGATGTTGCCCCTCGAGAAATGTATGCGGTTGTTAAAGTTGAACTTACAGGTACTAAAGAGATGTATCGTGCTGGTGATAAAATGACATTTATCACTTACACAACATTTATACAACCTTCTAGCCCGATGATGAATACTCTTACAGATTTATTAATGAGAGGTCACAAAGAACTTGAACTTGATAATCAAGATTTAACTTTTTATGTTTTAAATAATCGAATAAGTGACCAATTACAAAGGTTTTTATTATATTGGGGTATTGAAAACCCGGTGATTTGTACAAAAGTAATTAATGAAACTAATAATAACATAAACGAAAGTTTAATTATGGAAGGAAAATATGATAGAATTGTTAGACAAATTGTTAATGATATCTTAAGTGTGTTTAAAACTAAAAAAGTTGGAAATTACCAGCTACCTGATGATTTGAGAGAGACGGAATCTTATTATGATTATTCTGAATTAGGTAAAGGATATAGTTTAAACTTGTCAATTAAAGAAAATGAAGATGTTGAAACTTTTGAAGTAGAGGGTGATTTATATTATAAAGATGATGTAATTGATATTGAAATTTTAGTGAACCCTAATTCAGGTAATGAAATAT